CCTCCCGACGGGGGCGAGCTTCCGTGATAACAAAGCTTGCGCTGCTCTTACTACTGCAGGTCCGCGTAGTGGTCCTAGATCCCACGCTTCCGCGCGCGTGGGTAGAAAGCTTGGTGTGGGAAGCTTCAGCCCTGCATGGTCAAACTTTCCTACCGACTCGCTACCGGCGCGACCCGCTAGAAGGCAAATACATGTCGTGGGCATGGCGTAGCGTGCGGATTATGGGGCTGCGCAATTCTCGCTTGCATAGGCGCGCTACACGCAGGAACGTAAAAGTCCTATATCTTCACGGGGCAACAACTGAGGGCTATATAGGCGGCAGCGCATTTGTTGGCAATAACATCGCGACCGGGCACGTAAAGCTTGTGCTTGCTGACGGTAGGGATGGAAGCGCTCACGCGGTCACTGTCATAACCCACGAAGTGGGCCACATGCGAGGAGCTGGCCATGTTCTTAGTGAAACGATTATGAATACCTATGGGTTAGGCTTCCCCGTACAGCCGCGCACGTGGGACCCAGCAAGCCTAGAGCAAATGAAGTGAGCTATTTCTACTTATACAACCCAAAATTCTACGACCCTGGCGCAGTCGTTCGCCATTACCATCCAGCGCTTGACCCAATTAAACGGCGCAAAGACGAAGAACCAATTCCCGAAGAACACACTGAGGAATTAAAGAAAATTGCAGAAGATTTCCAAGAAATTGCAAAAAAGAACGATGAAATCCGCGAAACAATCCTAACCGGACCGCGCTTAGACTTAATCAAGCTCTACGAAGACGTGCTGCGAAAGGAAATGGAAATTGCAAAACTATTTTTACAAATGGAAGAAGAAGAATTAGCCGTTATTTTAATGTTGCTCGAAAAGTAATTATACCCACATACTGCGAATATATGGCGCGTAGCGTCTACAAAAAAATTGGCGGTGAATATCGCTGGATTCAATTAGACGGCAAAATAGAACCAGAACCTTTTTACGTACATCAAGACACGCTAGAAAAACCACTTAAACATCCGGTAACTGGCAAAATTTACGATTCAAGAAGCGAATACGAAAAAGACACGCGTAAAATGGGACTTGAAATAGTTGGCGAAGATAAACTCTCACAGCGTCCCACTAGGCGGCATGACTCGCTGACAGAAGAAAAAATAATGGACGCCATTCACAAAGCAGAAAGCATAGTGGGTGACCCAACAAAATTCAGAGCGCGAATGAACGAAAATATTGAACGTTTAGAAAGAGCACAGAAGCTGCTCAATAGGAAATAACGACAATGACAAGTGACGTTATTGATCGCGCTTTAGACTCCGCTGAAGAAATCATTGCGGAGCGGGAACAGATTGACCAAGAAGCTAAAGAAGTCGAGAAAGTAGAACCTGCTGCAACTAAAGCGCCGGAAGTAGAGGAGCTTGAAACTCCCGAAGCTGAACCGACCGCCGAAGCTGCTCCAGTAGCGGAAGCTCCGCCAGTGGTTGAACAGGCAATCGAACCTCCTTCTTTTTGGTCTGCGGACCGGAAAGCCATCTTTGCTAAGGCCCCAAAAGAGGTACAGCAAGCGGTCGCTGAATACGAAGCGAAACGTACAGAGTGGGCAAACCGCATAGCGAGCGAATCAGAGCGCGGGAAAGCCGTTGAAAAGCGGGCGCAAGAAGTTTTTGCGCCCTACGTCGAAAAGCTGAAAGAAGGCGGATTGCAAGACCCGTTTGAAGCAGCAAGGCAGTTACTCGAGTGGAACGATTCTTTCGAGAAAGATCCGCTTACGTCAATTGTGCGACTAATGCAGGAAAACGGTATTTCTCCACAGGATTTATTTAACGGCTATCAACAGCAACCACAGTATTCGCAGGACCCTAGAGTTGAGCAAGCTTTAGCAGAGGCGAAAGCCGCTAAAGAGCTTGCAGAGCAACAGAGAAATTTCATAGCGCAACAGCAGCAGAAGCAGTTCATGGGCGAAGTCGAGCGTTTTAAAAACGAAAAAGACTCCGCTGGTAATGTTCGTAAGTCTTTTGCAGAAATGTATGCGCCACAAATTTCAATGCGCGCCGAAGCAATTCAGCGCGAAACTGGAGCGCAGCTCTACGACTCTTTAACGCAAGCCTATGAAGAAGTTTTAGGGCAGGCGCGAAAAGCGTTCGGGGTTTCAGCGCAACACTCACCTGAAGTCGTAGTGGCGCAAGCTAAAAAGGCTCACGCTGCTGCTTCAAGTGTAGTGGGCGCTCCTGCTAATGGTGTGGCTACTAAGAGGCCAAAAGCACTAACAATAGACGAAGCGCTAGATAGGGCTGAAGAGCGTTTAGCGAGTCGCTAATTTATAGGATATTAAAATGACATCCCCCAACAGTTCTTACGATGATCTGTTGTCGGTAACTATCCAAGAGCTTGAAGACGGGCTCTTTGATAATATTCTGACAAAGAACGCATCAACCGCCATGCTCAAAGAGCTTGGCTGCACTAGCACGCGTGACGGTGGCCCCGCTATCGTTATGCCTATCATGTACGCAGAGAACGGAAGCTATAAGCGTTACTCTGGACCGCAGCAGCTTAATACTTCGTTCAATGAGACAATGAGCGCTTTCGCGTATCAGTGGAAGCAGATCGCATTGAACGTGCAAGCGCATGGCCGTGAAGTTCTTCAGAACGAAGGACGATCGCAGCGCCGTAACCTTGTTAAGTCGCGCGTTGAAAATGCCAAAATGTCTTTCGAGAACGGATTCAACGAAGACATTTGCTCTGACGGTACAGCAGACGGCGGCTTGCAGATCGGTGGCTGGCAGCTCTTAATTGCTGATGATCCAACTACTGGATCAGTTGGAGGTATTAGTCGCTCTGCTTACTCGTTCGCTCAGAATCAGCGTTACCGCGCTACTACTGACGGCGGTGCTGCTCTAACTGCGGCGAATATCGTAACGTACATGGACCGGCTTGATATTCTGATTTCTTCCTACAAAGGGAAGACTAAAGGAATCTTGGCCGATAACGCTACGTTTGGTTTCTACGAGTCTGCTGTGCACCCACTGCAGCGCTTGACTGATCCAAAAGCAACACTCGCGAAGCTTGGCTTCAATACTTACAAGTACAAGAGCGCTGAAGTTGTTCTAGAGCCTACGGTTTCTGGAATGCCTGCAAGCACTATGTACTTCCTTGATCCTGATGTGATTGAGCTTGTAAGCCATAGCAATCGTAATCTCGTTCGGCTACCTAAGCGCGATTCGTTCAACCAAGATGCAAGTATTGAGTACTTAGCTTGGATGGGCGCTTTGTGCGTAAAGAATTTCCGCCGACTTGGTGTGTTGAATAACGACTAATAGGAGGAAATCTTTATGGCAGTAGCAACATCGCCCGCAACAATTACTAGCGCGCAGTTTGAGGTAACTCATACTACGGCGCAGTTCCCTGTGGGTTCTGTATGTATCGATAATCGCGGTGGACAGTGGATTTACGTTAAGGCTGCAGAAGCTTTAACGGCGTTCAGCTTGTGCCATATCACGAACGCTTCAGTTGCAGCGGGAACTTTTCTTGCTGAAATGACTGAGGCCGCAGACATAGCGACTGGGCCTAAGTTTCTTGGTATTAACCAAGTTGCTTTTGATTCAGCTGATTATGGTTGGTTGTGGCGCGGTCCTGGCGGCGGCTATCAGCAAGGCATTAAGGTCCGTTCTGAGAACATGACGGCGGGCGCGCTTGCGTTCCCTCTTTCTGGAACGGCTGGTGCTATTGATGACGCTAACGTGGACGAAGGCGTAATTGCTGGTTTGACGACTATTGCAACGACTACAACCATTGCGGCTGTAGAGTGCATGGCGACAACCACAATCACCTGCAATCTGACCGAGACTGACTAATTTTAGTTAGAACAGCGGGGGGCAATTAAGCCCCCCGCTATTTCGTTAGGTGAGACAAGAAAATGACATTGCAGCGCGTTACGCACATTGAGGGGCTAGATGCACATTACGAAGATAAAGAGCTGTTAGATGATACGCCGCCTCAAGGCGTAATCTGTAAGTTCGAAGTGCGCTCGGAAGAAATTCCAGCAGAAAGCACTGATTCTATTGTGCGAAAGAACTTTGTTTACGTAACGCGGACCTGGGAAGTTGGCCATTCGTCTTATAGTCGTAGAATTCGCGACAAAGTTACTTTTGATACTGCTTCTGGCAAGTGGAAGATTTTGAAACTTGCCGAAGGCAATCAATCAGACATTAAGCGTAATACTGAAGAGTGGAACGCTTTTGTGCGCGGAGCTACTGAGGACGACTTGGGAACGCCAATTGCAATGTTGTTTAAAAACGACCCGTCGAGAGCTTTGTTCTACAAAGACAAGTACATTAAAACCATTGAGCGCCTTGCAGGTGTTAATCACACTGATGCTGGGCTACTTGGTTTTGGCGTAACTGACGATGTGAAGAAAGCTCAAACTTACTTAGCGCGAATGAGTGCTAACGTTGGTGCAGCGTCCACTGTGTCTCGCCTTGATGATATGCAGCAAGAAAACGCTGTGCTTCGTGCGCAGCTTGAAGATTTAAAGTCAAAGCTAACTAGCGAAGAAATCCCGCAGAAGCGCGGGCGCGGAAGGCCGCCGAAGGTTAGCGCTGAAGATTCCGCGTTCGCGGTAGAATAAAAAGGAACAAATTTTATGAAAAAGATTCTTTTACTTATTGCGCTGTTAGTAGCTACTAGCGCGCACGCTCAAAGCACACGCACTCAAGCTACAGCAAACCTTATGGGTTTGGGCATGCCCGGACAGCTTGCGGCTGAAGTCGCTGGCCTAAGCACGGGGCTGGGGGTTATCTCTAATAACGTTGCGCTGAAATGGCGCAATGCTGCGGGAAGCGCAAATCTTAGCGTTTTGAATCTCAACGCCTCAGATGATGTGTTGGTGGGGACTGGCACCACTGATGCGGCTGATTCGAGCTGCCTTAGCATAACAGGCGGCGCAGCGGCAGCTATTACGCGCGGCGGCTACGCAACAGCGTGCGGAAACGAAGACGGCGGTAATCCTGGCGTTCTAACCCTATCGAGCGGCAACGCTTCTGGGGCGGGCGTTGTGATTGTTGGGGCAGCATCTAACGGCAATATTGATTTTCAAAACAATGGTGCGAGTCGATGGCGTATAGGCTCAACTGGCGATCTAACTTCACAGGCTACCAACGGCGGCAACCTTGTTTTTAACGTCGCAAAAACTGGCGTAGTGTTCCCATCTGGTACCGTGGCTGCTACTGGATCAACGCAAGCAGATGCAGCAGCTTTGCCAACAACCGTTCAACGCGTGACTGCGGCGGATGCAACCAAGGGTGTTAAGCTTGGCGCTTTAAGCACTTATACGACGGGGCAAGTTATCCTGATTGCTAATGCGGCAGCCGCAGTGCTGAAGCTATACAGCGATGCAGCAGGGGAAACCATTAATGGAACGGCTGGAACTACGGCGTTTTCTATCGCTGCGAATGCAGTAGTGCAGTGCTACAAATACGATACAACTAACTGGTATTGCGGCTAATGCGTTTCTTTCTTCCCATACTAGCAGCGCTGCTCGTCTCGGGTTGCGCTGCTAGTTTTAGCAAAGAAGAGATAGCAGCCGCGTTTGCCGAACGTGACGCGGCGCTATCCGTTATTGTTGCGAAGTTACAGCAGTGCAAATGCGGCGGCGATACGGAAGCGCCAGATCCGGAGTAAATCTCCATGGCTTGGGCAAGGCACTTAGTTGAACATGGGATGCGGTCATCAAGCGCAAACATGTTAGGCGACACCTATACCGGAAGCATTACAGCCAACGGGAATATCCAAGCAACAGCAACGCCGCTAGTAAGTTCTTTTAATAGCGTCACCGTTGTTACGGCTGCTAATAACAGCGTGATTATGCCAGTGCCTGAAACTACTCCGTACAGCAAAATCTTTGTGCGCAATGACGACGCGGCGGACACGTTGCAAGTTTTCCCATCTGTAGGCGCTTCTTTCAATAACCAGGCAGTTAATGCCGCTATTCCGATACTAGCTGGGACCGCTATGTGGTTCTGTAAAGCTGGCACCGGGAAATGGATTACTACATGACTTTTACTCTCTTACAAATTGGTCAGATTGTAGCACAGAGATTGCAGCTACCGATTGTGTCTAGTGTGTATGGAAGCACAGACAACAATCTGACGTTTTTGCTAGCGATGATTGAAAAGACAGTGAACGAGATTAAGGACGAATTCCCCTGGCCGCAGCTAACGAGGGAACATACTTTTACGCTATCAACTGGCGTTGCTACTTACGATTTACCGAGTGATTACGATACAAGACTAAACGCTACTATTTGGAACCGTACGCAAGCTTGGCCCATGATTGGCCCGATTGATGCTGTAGAGTGGCAACAATACAAAAGCGGTTTAATTGTAACGCTACCACGACAGCGCTTTCGTGTGTTTGGCTTTCCTACTGCTAAATTTACCGTAGATCCAACACCTACTTCTAGCGAGAACGGTCAAACGTGCGTTTTTGAGTACATTTCAGCGCATCCGATTCAGACTGGAACTGGACCCGCTACTTACGGGCAGAGGTTCACAGCAGATGCGAACACTGTATTGCTCGATGATTGGATGATAGTTGACGGAACCGTATGGCGCTATAAGCGCGAGCGCAATCAAGAGTACGAAGACTTACGCCGCGATGCAGAAGCGCAGATTGAAACCGCTAAAACTAAGATTATGGGCGCTGGGGTGCTGACTATTAACGGGCTGCGGATTAACTCGCCCATGATTGGCGTGTGGTCGTACCCAGAAGGCAACTATGGCATCTAGTGCAACGCAGCAGATTATTAACGATCCGTTTGCGCAATACATGGCGCTGCTCAATAAGGGCGCGCAACCTACTCCTGCTTACGGCACGCAAGTCGTTGAAGGCCCGCAGGGCGTTATGCCTAGCCTTGTCGGAAAGCTTGCGCCAATTGCTATTAAGGAAGGCGTCAAGTCCATAATGGCTCCAAGCGCGGTGACTCCTGCGGCGTCGATTGAATCAATCCTAAGCGGTGGTGCTAATATGACTCCGCTTAGTCCAAGTATGTACTCAACGCCAGTGGGCGATACGCTTGCAGGCTTTGGCACTAGCGCAGCGCCCACCGATATTACGAACTTTGCAGGCACCGCTACTCCGTACCTTGGAGCTGCCGGAGCAGCACTAGGTACCTACGGCGCGCTTAAAGGAATTCATGAGAAAAACCCAATGGGCGCAGGGCTTGGTGCTTTAGGTGCTGGGCTTGGTATTAACGCAATGGGATTTGCGCTTGGTCCTGCTGGCTGGGCTGCCATGCTTGCAGCACCAGTAGCGGGGGCGATGATTAATAAGTATCTCGATAAAGACGAGTGGAAAACAGAAAGCAAGCGCCTGAACAAGCTAAAGAAGAATGGTGCGTTTGTTCCTGATAGCCTACTAGCCAGCATGCCAACGGCTGGGCGTTCTAAGTCTGAATTGCTTAATCGCGCTTACGCTGCTGACTTTATCGGGCGGGGCAGCGGTAATGAGTGGGTCAATAACAAATTTTCACAGTCTCGCAACGAGGGCGATTTAAGGCCTGAAGATATCGTGGGCTATTCTACGTTCGCAGAGAAAGATAAGGATTGGTTCAATAAGCCGCTAGATGTGCGACTAGCTGAAGCTAAGAAAGCGCTAGACGCTGGAGCCGTGCGTGAGCATAAAGGCACTATTGACGTTGATTGGAACAAGATTGCTGCGGCGGTGGCGAATGGCTAACAATATTATTCGCTATCCGCTTCCGCTTTTGGGCTTGAATACGGTGAACCCGTACATCGAGCACGATAGCGGCTATGCGCGAGAACTCACAAATCTAAGTATAAAAGACGGACGTCTTTTTATGCGTCCTGCGATTGTCAGTTATTCTTTTAATAACACCATTGTCGCAAGTCTGGCTAGAATATGGTGGTTTGATCCGAACAATGTAACTAGGATGTCTATTTTAAGCGATGGAAGCCGCGTCAATTATACTACTGGCGTAGTCGCCGAAGCTGCTGGAGTTTTTGCGCGACACGCGCAGCCTACAGAGCTTAAATTTTCTGGCACAGCAACAACGCTTGATATGGTGTTTGGTCTTTACAGACCTTTAGTGATTGACGGTGGAACAGCCGTTGCACCTGATAATTTAAGACCATTAACCAAAGCGTCCACATTTGCAGCGACTGGACCCTATGCAGCGTTTGGCCGTCCATATTGTGGGGCTTCCCATAAGGGACGGCTGTATTACGCAAACGCCACTTATACAATTGAATGGGGCAATGTTGGGCAAGTAGCGGGCGCATTCCCTGCCGCTAACACTCTTAGCCTTGAACAGTTCATGAATGGGCAAAACATTCTTAGACTGTTTAGCGTCTCAGCGTCTCCTGGGACTGCACCAAGTCAAAATCTATTTGTAGTTTTTGGCGATGCTGGGCGAGTTCTGGTTTTTGAAGGAGATAATCCGCTATCTGCAACGTGGAATCTGATTGGCGCATACGATATGCCTATTCCGGCTTCGCGGCGTGCTTTTGTTGAAATTGATGGTGATATTTTTATCGCGGGCGATCGTTACGCATATTGGTTCAAGGACCTTTTTAATAGCGGCGCGGAAGGCGCATATAACAATAGCCCAACAAAGCCAATTGAAAATTTGTGGCAAGCCGTAACATGGGCTTTTGGACCACTCTACGATGAAGAAGCTCATATATTTTATGATCCAATTACAGACGCGATTGTTTGTCAGTGTTTTGAGAAAAACACTGGAGAAGCAAATTTGTCGGATGTTTTCGAATATATTAATGAAGGTGTTTGTTTTGCCTACTTTAGAAAGTACAAAGCTTGGGCACTTTGGGCGACAACGCCATTTTTCTCGCCAGTAATTGCGTCGGGCGACAGTCTTTATGCAACTGCTTATAGGGGCTTTATCAACAAATTAACACCCGGAGTTTCACAAGATAGTTATGTGCCATCTGGTGGGACTGATCTTTTTACTATCGATATCGAAACAAGTTGGAAAACTCCATATGCCTTTTTAGATAAAGGCATAGGCATGACAATGAGTTCTGCGCGTGCATGGGTAGAACTACTGCACTCTGACGATTATGCATCTATCGAGAAATCTAGAGCTATTTTCAATTTCTCTGATCTAAATGCGCCGTGGGGCTTTTACACTCAAAACATGGTGACGCAGATCAATCCAGGTCGTTACAACGAATGTAGAACGACCATGAACCGATTGACATATAATCAGTATCAGCCATTGCTACAGTTAGGCGGTGACGGTAGCTGCTTATCTTTGCAAACTACTTTTAGAGGGCAAGTTCCGGACCCTGGGTATACGGACCCTTTTATTTATTCGATTTACGGGATTAGTGCATTAGTACAACCAGCAAGCGAGATTTTTTAAGGAATTTATGAACAACCAAAGACAGTTTCGACAGTTACAGAACATGGAATATAGGACGCCTAGGCAAGAGCAGCGCATGCAGTTTCTTGCGCGGCAGCAGGGGCAGCAGGGGCAGCAGGGGCAGCAGCAGCCAGCGCCACAGCCAAGGCAGCAAATGCCGTATCAGCCGCAGCCGTGGCAGCCAATCGGACAGATGCAGCCGTTTCAGGGCGCACCTATGCAAAACGGCATGGTAAATTATCCTGGTCAGTTTCAGCCAGCGCTTGACGGCATGGGGCAAGCAGCCCCTGGGATGCCGATTAGGGACATGGCGGAAAGATTTGGTGGGCAAGAATTGCGCCCGGATAATATGGAAATGCAGCAGCCTTTCCCCATGCCTCGAGGCGGTATGGAAGAAATGCGCGGCGGTTATAATTTTGACCGCAATGCGCTGCCCGGCTCGAGTGGTAACATGGGCGGAATCTCAAACGCTGGCTATCAATCGCAAGCCCCTAACCGCATGCGCGGAGGGATTCAGGGTAACATGGGCGGTATAAGCAACGCGGGTTACCAGTCACAAGCGCCAAATGTCCTACAGCGTTCGCAAGGAATTTCTGGTAATGTGGCAAGAGGCGGGTATCGCCTAAATCGAGTCAAAGGACTTTTAGCGACTAAGCCTCCGCAGGTGTAACGATGGCCGGAATTCTTAAAAAGAAGCAGCCCGCAGTACCTGGTAAAGTCGGGAAGAAAGAACGCGGCGGTTCTCCTGGCGCTGTAACTCCGCGCGCAAAAGAGCGAATCAAAGCGCGTGAAGGCTTAAACCGCATGCAATCGCGTGCGCTTCAGCAGCGCGAGCAAGCAGACGTGCGTTTAGGCGGTATAGCTAACGAGATGCTGCCTGAAGTGCGCGCAGCGTATGAGAATCCTTTCGACTTCTCACAGCTTCCAAGCGCTCCAGTAAGCGGAGATTTTAATGATTGGCGCAATCAGCAAATTGATCAGTCTTATAATCTTTTCAGTAGTCGTTTTGAACCTGAGTTCGCAAGGCAGCGCGATGACTTTGAGCAGCAAATGTACAATAGGGGAATCCCTGTCGGATCTGAACTATACAATAATCAGCTGCAACAGATGGAGCGCGTGCAAAATGACGCAAAGCAAGCAGCGCTAGTAAATGCGCAAGGCATTGCGGGACAGAACGCGGGGCAGTTCTTTGATATTGGCTCGCAAGCTCGCGGTAATGCATTGAAAGAAGGCTTGTTGCAGCGCGGTATGCCACTTGCTGAAATGCAAGCATTATACGGTGCGCAGTCTGGATTTGGTGCACAGAACTTAGCTTATAATCAGCAGTTGGGATTAACACAAAAGCAGGCAGATTTAGACTTGCGAAATGCCAAGTTAAAACCGCGTGGCGGTGGTGGCGGCGATGCTGCATGGCAACAGTACGGCTTTGATTCGCCGATGGCGTATGATGCATATAAAACGCAGCAAGAGCGCGATAATTATTTGTGGATGCAGCAGAATACGCCGAAGCAGAAGCAGCCTAGTCCGTATCCTGGATTGCTTGGCAGCTTAGGCGGTGCAGCGTTGGGCGGCTGGGCTTCTAGCGGTTTTGAAATATGACTAGCGATGCTCTTTCTAGTATTCTAAGAGATGTTCCCGAAACAGTAATAGGGGACAATCCTTACGTTGCGATGGCGAAAGCGTTTGCTGCAGCGCAGCAAAACGTAGCGGCACCGCGCAATAACTTCGAGTCATTTCTAGTGCCGCTAGTACAGCAGGGGACGCTTGGCGTTATGCAGGGGCTCGCTGCAAAGCGCGAAGAAGATAATCTCTTTGATTACTATAAGCAGAACCCGTTAATTCAAGCACTAGCGAGTAGCGCGCCTAAAGCCGAAACTATTGGCCCCGTATTAGACGGCGCAGAGTACGGTCAGCTATTAGCAGCTGCCCCACTTGCTGCATATCAGCAAAGCGAAGCACCGCCAAACTGGACGCCAGAACAAGGGAAAGGCGATTTATTCAAAGCGCTAATTGGCTATCAAGCGCAGCAAGAGCAGGCGAAAGTGGCGCAGGAAGTGGCGGCAGCAGTCGCAAAGCGTCAAGCAATGCTTCCAGTGTTTGAGGAAGAACA